AACCATCCAGATGTTGCTAAAGTTATAGCAATTTATGAATCTTTAGGAACTGGAAATCCAACTTTAGATACACTTCAATTTACATCTACTGCTAGTGTTCATACGAATGCAATTATTGGCGAAAACATCATAGGTAGTACAAGTAATGCCGTTGCTAGAGTTGTTGTTTCACCATCATCGAACAACTTAGAAGTTGCATATTTAACAGAAAGTGTTTTTAGTGTTGGAGAAACTGTAACTTTTGAAGAATCTAATATAACCACTGAAGTCGAAACAATTACTTTGGGAAGTTACAAAAATGTAACTGACTTGTTTAAGTTGAATAAGGGACAAAAAGAACAATATTATGATTATTCTAAGATTGTTAGAAATAAAAATGTTCCAGAACCCACTAGAAGATTACTAGTAATTTTTGATTATTACTCAGTTCCTTCTAATGATAATGGTGATGCCTTTACTGTATTAAGTTATGATGAGGAAAGATTTACAAATGATATTCCAAATATTGGTCCGTTTAAAATAAGAGCATCAGATACACTTGATTTCCGTCCAAGAGTTCCTGTTTTTGACCCGGAAACTTCAGGAGGATCAACTAAAATATCTCCATTTGATTTTGCTTCTAGAGATTTTGATTCTGTTCCAAAACTTTTAATGGCTCCTGGAGAGGGTTCTATTATAGGATATGAATTCTATCTTCCAAGAATTGATAAGTTATATATTGATAAGTATGGAACTTTCATTGTAGAAAAAGGAGTATCCGCAAAATATCCAAAAGCACCAACAAAAAATGACGCTTTGATGGAAATTGCTACGATCAATCTTCCTCCATATCTTTATAATCCACAGAATGCTTCAATTAGTTTGGTGGATAACAGAAGATTCACCATGAGGGATATTGGATATATTGAAGATAGAGTTGAGAATTTAGAAAAAGTAACTTCTCTGTCTCTTCTGGAATTGAATACACAAACTCTTCAGATTCAAGATGCAGATGGAAGAAATAGATTTAAGAGTGGATTCTTTGTTGACG